TAGTCCATATCATGTCACTTTCTAACTTGATAGTGTGCGTGAATGGTGACACGGCAAATGCTTTATATTCATTGGCCCATTTCAATCCGTGTTCGGCACTTTCGTCTTCTCTTAGGACTTTGACAATGTCAACTGCTTCATTTTCAAACTTGCTGGCTTCGTCCGTAATCACACAGACTTTATTGTCTTTGTTCCATTTTTTGATGCTTTTGGCTAGCCTTATGCTCAACTCAACATAATCAGTTTTGTCGTTGTTTTGAGCGAACCATAAAAAACCCTTAGACATTGGCAACCTCCTTGTTCAAAACATGCACATCTTGATCCTGCACATAATTGATTTGATCGCCTTGTTGCCATGCCAACCCTGTGTCACCTATTTTTATAACCTTGCAGTCTTGAGGCAGGGTGGCCAATCTAATAGGCAGTGTGTCATATCCCATAAATCCGTTTGCCTGTTCGAGGGCTATGGCAAAAGCATAATCATTACGGAATTGCCTGTCGTATATCCTATAAAGATCAAGGAAGTAACTGTAAAAATTTTTTACGTATTTTAGTGTATCGAATATCCTCTTGGCCTTCGCTCCTTTGCGGAACACAAAAACTGTTGCCCACACCATGTCAATCATGCTCCAACGTCTAAGATCAAAAGTGTCCCGTCCTGTCAAATCAAATGCATTTTTTGATATAAGGAAATCGTGCTCTACCTCCAATAACTGACGTAAGTTATCTGTGAACGGGAAATAGTCTATGTCCATCACAAGAGTAACATCATAAGGAGAAAGTTCATAGGCCATGTGCCTATCAACATTGTTCCATGCTTTTCCTGATTTAGTGTTGCCCAGTTCTGGCTCTATTAATTTGTAATTTACAAATCCCAAAGGTTTGATTTTTTTGAACGTGCTTAAATCAGTTACGACAGTGATTTCAAGTTTTAGATTTTTTTTGATTAGGTGAACGCAACGCTCCAGTATCTTGTGGTACTGAACGTCAGACGTGTCAAAACAAAATAGTAATACGCCCTTTTTCATTAGTCACCCCTTTTTGCAAAAGTCTTTGACATCGCATGATACGAACTAATGGCTTCCTGATTTCTCGAGATTAATATTTGTAAAAATTCTTTAGGTTTGTCGATCTCCACAGCGTTATCATTTGTGTCCAATACAAAAAAACGTTCGTGCTTTTCAGAAAGTGTCTTGGCCAGACATATAGTCTCGGCGTCGGCACGGAAAATGTGCTCCTTGTACACAACCACCAAACGTGAGTGTGCCTTCTCAAGTGCGTTACGCTTTGCTACCGCTATGTCGTAAGATAGATCAGATTGTTTTTTAAGTTCGCGAATGTCCATACCACAATTATACAATAATTATGGTGTGAATTCAACCTGGTAAAATTATTATGACTGTGAGTTAGAAACCTGTGCGTTCGAAGCCGCTCTGATGTCTGCCGCCAAACCTTGAGTGTCATTTGGGTAGGCTTCAGTAAGCGTCAATACCATGGCTGGAGCCTCGTTCGGGTTGGCCGGTACACCTGACGTGTTTGGTGAGGTGTATGTTGTGTCGCCCGCTGGGTCCGATGCCACTGACTTGATTGTTATTACAGTTGCAGATCCCACTGCCGCGTCCAGTTTGGCAGATATCTCAAGTGTGTTTGATGTGTAACCTGAGTTGTCTGAAGTAAGTTTAAGCAAACTTGTGTAACCTGTTCCTAGGTCATGGAAACCGTTTGACAGACCGTTTGTTGTCAACGTTTCACCTGAACCACCCCTTGATGTTGAGTGTGCTTTAATGTCTAAGTTACCAATCGCACTTCCAAGTTGTGAGAACACAGTGTCTTTGTCACCATCTGTTGATCCTGAAGTTGATGCCACAGCTCTGATGTAGCCACCTGCGTTGAAGAATGCTCTCATTGTGGCATTGTCCGCAAATGTCACTGATCTTTCAATTGTAGAAGTAGAGTTCCATGTACCAGAGTTCGTACTTGCTCCGGCCGCCGCAGTTGAAATCGCAGTGGCTGATGTTGAACCACCTGCTACCGCCGCCGCCAAGTTGGCTAGATCTGTCGCGATTGCCGATCTTATAGTGATAGTGTCGCCTGATGTTACTGATGTTGATGTAATAGAAACATTAGTGTGGTTAGCGATGTTGTCAAGTCCTGTGAATAAAGTGTTCCATTGTGATGCAGTGATCTTGTCACCGTCTTTGATTTGCGGTATGTGTGTCTGATTAAGACCGTATTCGCCTGATCCTACTCCTGCGAAATGGTTATAACCGTATGGTGAACTTGAACTGTTAGTGAATTCAATATATTGATCGTCTAAAATTTTATCTCCTGCCGCGTATGCCATATTCCTATTTAACTCCTATTACGCACTCTGTCAGTGCTGTTTCTACGTTATATTTATGCTTAATTAGTCTACCCAAAGTATTAAAAGCGGTACACTCATCTATTGCCGCAACTCGTGCCTCACCGTTCCCAGCACTTACAACTCGGTCTCCTGCCCTACCTTCACCTTTAAGTTTGACGAGGACACGTCCTTTTAGTGCTACCATAGGATGTGACTCGTTGTTGCCAGCACTGGCATTCATTAAAAACGCAGGTGATTCGGAAATCACACCAAAAACTGCATCTGACAACTCTTCGTTACACTTGGTTATTTCTGCTTCTCCACCCAGCATAACCACATCTCCCACTTCCGTGTCACAGTCTGCCTCATATCTTTCTGCCAAGTCAGCGTACTGTGCCGATGTTGATGTTGCGTGTACTATGTTTGCCCTGATGTCCACCAACGTTGGTGCCTCTAATTCTGTGTCTCCGTCTGCACCTCTGAAGGCCGTCCAGGCACCGCCCGCGTTTCCAAAAATCGTTGACCCGTCATCTGCAAAAGTTTCGTCCCACACCCAATATAGATTCTGTTCAGTTGCAGAAGATGTCTCTCCTCTGTTTACTTTAAGACCTGTGTAATTTGGCATGCCAGAATTAGATGATATGTTTCTGTTAAGTTCAATTATGTTGTCCTCAACAGTCAAAGTAGATGTGTTGCTTGTCAAAGTGTCACCATCTATCGTTAGGTTACCGTGTATTCTCACGTCACCTGTGTCACCGTGCATTGTTAGTGTTGTTTTAGTTACACCACCATCATTGACTGTGAACGCAATATCTCCATCTGATGTCACGTTTGCTATCGTAAAATTGTCACCTGACATTGACATTGTGATGTCACTGCCGGAGCCTAGTATTATACCGTTGTCATTTAGAATTGAAAGACGTCCAGATGTTGAGTCATCCGCATCTGATTTTAAGAAACTAGATGCCGCGGCACCACCTAATGCATCAGAGTCTGTTGCAGTGCCCCTGAACTTGGCACTTGATACAGTGCTTGAAAGTTGTATTCCTTGTGCCACTGAACTGAAACCTGCGGCTGTCAAAGCCACTGCATTTGTTTCCGTAGTGCTAGGTGTGAAGGCAAGATTTGATATGATGCCCACCACAGTGTCCTGCGTCACTAATTTCAATATTGATCTGTTTACACCTGTGTTGTCCTGCACAGTTTCCGTAACTACCTGGGTCACACCTGAACCTGCTATAGATGTTGGTCCAATCAGCGACCATGTTGAACCAGTGTAAACATACAACTGGGTGTTTGCTGTGTCAAACCATAAGTCACCTTGTACCGCATTTGTCGGAGAGGTGCTAGAGTTTGTTGTTGATCCAACCGGTTTCCACTTGGATCCTGTGTATACGTTTACCTGTTTGTTGGTCTGATCAAACCATAACTGTCCCTGTATCTTGTTTACTGGTGATGATGTGTTGTTGAAATTCTCTAATAACTTGACGAAGTTCTCATTCAACTTTTCTCCAAACCCTGCATAGCCCTTACCAAATAATGTTAGGTCAGTAGCCGCCGTGTCGATAGTGCCGTCTGGCAGAGTTACTAGTAAAGTTCCGAATGTGTTGTTAATTTTATACGCCATGTACGGATATTTATGCTTTAATTAAAGGCTTTGTATACCGGCTAAACGGAGTGTAATATCCCTCTAATCTGTTGTTATATGTTGCGTCCTTTTTCATGAGGTGTAAAGTAAGTCCGATCTTGTGATCTGCCCCTTGTGCCTTGAAATCTGTGGGTGCGTGTAACACACTAGCGTCATGGATTATTGCATCTTTTGGTTTCCATTTGAATATTTTCTCTATGGAAAGACCTTCGTATATTGACATCGGAATATGTGCTGGCATGATCTTCTCCAGTATAGACATGTCCTTTTGATTGTGATCTAAATTTTCAACACCATACCCCTGATACGACTGATGTCTGATCACGTTTGCGTAATTGGCAAAACTTCCAATGTCTCTGCCCTTCATGAAATGTGTGGCCCTGCCCCTGTACCTTTGATTGAAAGTCACGTAATGTGTCTCATCTATTTTGTCTAGCTCTATGGGTATAATAATGTCCTTGTATGGCCTGTAACCATTTAGATGCGTGACGGAATCCGTGTGCAATCCATAAGGTCTCACAGACTTGAAAAACTGATCGCCAACGCTCATGGGATCTTCCGTTGCTACGTCACTGTAAAATATGACGTCATCACCAAAATGTTCGTAAATTTTTGGTCTCACGATATCGTTGATATCTTTAATTGCCATGGGATAGGTTATGTGTAGCACATGATCATTGATGTTGAGTCCTATCCTGTCAAAGTTTTTGTTGAAGAATGTTGCCAACGCATCGCACTCGTCATCATTAATGAAATCTTTTACGACATAACTTTCATCGTTTTGATCAACAAACAGCGACGTGTTTGGATCATGTATCACATCCATTTGTTTTAGTTCTTCCTGACTGAACGGTCTATCTGTTTTGTATTTCATTCGGTATTCTCTTTACAATTTCTTCCCACGGATGTCGTATGCAAAATTTAAGCATCAGTCGATCATAGTTGACTGGCTCAACCCAGTGTTTTAATTTGCCGTTCTCTAGGAGCACACATTCATATGGTACTTGATGGCCTTCAACTACCATCACTGGTCGCTTGTCGAACAAGTTTATTTGTATGCTTGTCATGTCATCCTCGTCAACGTGGGGTGGCACGTTGTTGTTCGCAAACAGGTAAGCGAATCTCGGGTATGTGTTCATGCCCCAAATGCCTAGATCCTGTTCCACTTCCTTTGTCAAATGTCTAATATCTGAATTATCTTTTAGATAGACTTTCCACCATGACAGTTTGGGTTCAAACTTTTTCCATTGATACCATTCACCTTGTTGGTGTATGTCGTAGAAAATTTTCCTGTATTTCTCCTTATCTATTTTGTAATCAAGATGGATCAAATTCATATTTGTCTATTTCTTTGAAAAACTTTATGCAATCTTCTATATCATCTTCGAATGATATGTTTAGATTGATACGTTTTTTATTGTTGTTGAATACCGCATGTTTGGCCTGTGTGTTTAAAAACATAGGTGCGGTCGTCTCTCCTGGCTGAAATTTGCAAGGTGCATATTCATCTGTTAGTGGATATATCAATGCAGTGTTACGTTTGCCACCGTCTGTGTGCCAATCCTGGACAGCATTAGGACGTATCATTACAAGGTAACAGTTCCTGCCATGGAATGTTTTTTTGAGATCATAAAAGTTTAATACACTGGGCTTTCCTGTTTTTGTGGAATGGTGCACAGTCCAATCTTCGTCTTTGAGATTCATGCCTATATCTAACAATTCTTTTTTAGTTTTTTCTGACAAAAACTCAGGTAGTTCGTAATGTGTTATATTGCTAGGCATCTTTGCATTCCTCTTATGTCATTTTGTGGGAAACTTGTTTCATGTAAAGTTCCGCCTAACCTTTTTTGTAAAAATTCATCATCATAGAAAGTCCATAACCATTTATCAGTCTTTACATAAAATACGTCATGGTTTTCAATTTGTTCCCACATAGTAGGTTCTAAATTTCTGAAATCGCATATTCTTTCGTATGCAAATTTATCTTTGTTTGAGTAGTATGATAGATATACTTCTGCACAGTTCTTTTTCAGTTGCTTGACTATTTCTATTGTTTCTTCTAATTCAGTGTGTGTAAACACAGAAAAAGCAACACAGACGTCATACTGATTTTTTAGTTCTAATTTCTGTTTGCCATTTGGATTGTACATGTAATTGTATCCGTCGTAATGTTCAAATTTATACTGTGGCAGGTCAAACTTGTTTTTATTGATTACATCAAGTTTTATATCCATACCTGTGTAATTCCCGTGCGGTTTGAATTTTACAAAGTTTGCTTTGTTACATCCAAAGTCCAAAACAGTCTTTCCTTCGAACTGTGTGTATTGTTCAAAGTACGCCCTTACATCATACTTAAGATAAGTTTTCAAACCCGACATCGTGGACTCCCATGTGAAATACTATTCTTTCTTTTGACGGCGATCGTACCCCGTGCGGTTTCTTTGTATTCAGCACCACCATCGAGTCGTAAAGTATGCTGGCATTGTTTGTGCCATCATCGAAATAAAGTTCTCCAGTGTTTTCAGTTATAGGTATCACGAAAGAACATTTACTTTTGTTGTCAACGTGTATTGGCAGTTCTCCACCTTCGAGAACTCTAAAAAAATTACACCTGAATTCCCTAGGTCTTATACCAAAAACGTTCCACAAATTTTTAATCAATCGTAAAAGTTTACGATCATAATTGTGTATCTCCTGCACGTAAAATTTGTTCATCGCTTTACCGCCAGTTGCGTCATTTACATATTCAGAATACAACTGATTACTGTCCTCCCACTTGCCGTTGAAATACGTGTCCCAGAAATCTATAGGAACCTTGTAATCGGTCTCGATAAAGAACTTACCGTGCCACTTCTTTTGTATATGCCTTGTCATAATCAAATGCAATCCTGTGCAGTAACCTATTTTCCATTCCTGCGAACTGCCATCTTTTGTGTATGCTTAACCATTGCTCAGATATAACCAAATCCTTGTCCTGCCAGTCATGATGATATATGTACTTCTCCTGTGTGCAATGGCTCTTCAAAAATCTATGCAGTTCTTTCCACTGTTCTTTTGTTGCTCCTTCCACTATATCATACACTTGTTGGAAAGGAAAGTAAAGACCCTTTTTACCTTCTTTGTTGGTATGCACGAGATTTATTGGATTTTCGTAGTTAATCTTTTCTTTTGCAACAGCCATATCGCTAAAAGAGCCAACTTTATACCCTGATGCGTATTTTATGCCCTCTAATTCCTTTTGCATACTTTCTGGTAAATCCTTAAAGGCCATCTCTTGGTTGATCCAACTTGTACGTGATCCTCGGCTACCTTTGACTGCGTACAACCACACGAAAGGATATCTCTTAACCGCGTTGGCATGATGCGTGTGCCAATCAAGTTCCTCATCATGACCAAATAAACCTTTTTCGCCTTTTGCGTTTAGCTCGCCGGTGACTCTAATTACACCTGGCTCTATCATTATACGTTCCCTTTCGGCATCATCTCTGCCGTGATTTAATTTCACTGCACCAATGCTAGATGCCACTCTCATCTGATCCTCTATCGTTAGATCTTGATTCCTGAATACGACAACATAATGTTTGTTGCACAGCCTGGCAACTTCATGTAGTTGAACTTTATCGAGATCACCTATGTTTTCATGGATTGTTAAAGTCCAGCCGTTACTGTCTATTGATGATTTCATCTAGATCCTGTTGTCCTTGTAGCGATATGATAATGTGTGATCGAGTGGTTGTGCCCTTGTTCCAGGCAGAATGTCTCATTCCTTGGTTCAAGAACCAACAAGATCCAGGTTCCATTGTTTGATAAATTTTCTCTCCAGATTTGTTGACACAATAGAATCCACATTTTTCATTTGTCGTGATTGGTATGTGGAAACGCACCGAGTAGTCAGTGTTGTAGTCTATGTGTTCTGCCACGTAAGCACCTGGATCCATTATTGCTATCCTGGCCCTTGTGGTCTCTGCCTTGAACGATGTAATTACTTCTTCGAGATATGTTCCTTTTACCCAATCCTTAATTTTATTGTAGTGTCTCTCATCTAATCTGCTTTTAGGAATTTTTTTGTCGTACACCCTTTTCTCTTCTTCAGCATTGTATTGCGTCAGTGCAATCTGTTTGTATGGCGAACCGTTGACTTCATACTTGCCATTGCCGTCCTTTTGGATGTAGTTCTCAAACGGCTTGACGTAGTTCCTGTAGTCCCATGCCATCCTTTTGTTTCCAAGTCCTTTACGCAGTTCAGACTCATTTACATCATTGTCTTGTAGGAACTTGTATGCGTCCTCTATGCTGTCAAACTTTAATCCAAATGCTTTTTGCAATTTTGGTGCTTTGCCTCCAACTTTTACCCCATAACCATATTTTGTTTTTAGGTCATCCTCAGCGACAGGCATGTCCTGTACGACACTTATCATCTTGTCAACGTCAAACGTCTGATCAAGTTTTACGAAAGGCGGTAATTGGTATCTAGTCTTTAATTTCATACGTCCCTTTGTATTGCCAGCAAGAATCATGCTTTGGATCACACACTGCAACTTTGCCTTCTTCTATTCTCCACTCCGTGTTTGTTTTCTCTCCTAGTTCTTTAAAAAGTCTTTTCATAAATCCTGGGTTACGACATCTACTGATGAATACTTTCTTGTATCCTGCTTTTTTGGCATACTCTAACTGGTGTTGCACGGTTGCAACCAAATGCGGTCTGGCTATGATTCTGCCATTCATTCGTAACTTTGGATGTTCCCAGTACCTATTTAATATCCTCGCCTCCCCTGATTCATAATATTGAGGCCTGTGCCACACAGAACTGAATCCCAATATCTCTCCTTCTTTTAACAACACAGTAATACAGTCAAAAGCAAACCAATCTATTGTCTCGTAATTAATGGCTATTTCATCTGAACCAAAATCTATTTTTTTAAGTTGTTGCAATATGTCAGTTCTATCTTCAGGTGCGAATGTAAGTACGTCACACTCACTGTTTTTATTGATAAAATTTTTATCTCCAACTGTAAACACTGTCCCAAAACTCCTTTTTCTTTTTTCCATGAACTAATAAATGCACTCTCTCATGCTCTGAATTGTTTTCAACGTAATGCTCGTAGTGTATGTTCAGCACCAATGGCATTCCTGGTACATAATTGACTTCTTTGTTGTTCAGTACAAACTTGTTACCCTCAGGATAACTCAAACATATGTTGAGCGGTTCCAGCCAGTTACGTTCTGGAACGTCGATGTGTTTGGTTATAAATCCGTTTGGTTTTATCACTAGAAATCTTATGTCATCTATCCTAGCGTATGGCAGACTGTTTACCCATTCTATGGTCCTAGGACAACGTTCGCCAACGTCTGTTACCTTAGGTTTTTGTCTTCTCCTGTCGTATTCCCAATGACTGTTTGTCTTGTCCGAATCAAAGCCATACAGAGTCACAGCACACCAGTCTTTGTGACCATCCTCTGGCCTGTGGGTTACCAACCTGTGTTTTATTGTCTCATATTCGGTCAATATCTGTTTGACGGGGACATCGAAGTCCATGTGTACGTATTCAACACTGCTGTCTCTGTTAAATTTTTGAATATTCATGATGGTCCTTGTGGTTTCCTTCGAATGGAGCAATTAAATTGATGAAAAAATTATTTGCAGGACCTTTGGCATCATGCCCGTAAAAGTTTAATATACCAAAACCCACATATGAAAGAATAATCAGCATCGCGTTTATTATAATTGCATTCACACCAAAGAGCAATGGAGTCACAATCCAGTGTGTGGCCAAGACATACTTGCCATATTTGTGGAAAAACATCACCCTAGGATTTTCTAGTAGATCTGTCATGTATCTTCTTGGTATTTGTTTAACTCTCCATAAACTGAAAAGTACCACATACCATGGATGGTTCTTGGGACTGTGTGGATCTTTATCGGTATCTGCGTTGGCGTGGTGTATCCTGTGTACCCCTGCCCATGTCAATGCACTTCTTCCGCCACACAGTAGACCCAGATATAATAAGACAACCTCAAAGTATTTGTTTGTTTTGTAATCATTATGGGCAAAATACCTGTGATAACCGTAGGTTATGCCCACTGCGGCAACTACCCAATATATAATGTATCCATACAAAACTATCATACAAAGTCCTTATAGTCTTCCCAGTCGTGTGGTTTATTGGTTGCATGTGTAAAGTGCACCATCTTGATGTCCGGATGGAACTCTCCGCCCAAATAAACGTAGTCGTTACCAGTAATTTTCTCGTACAACTGACTAGTTTTGACCTTCCATTTATTTAAATCGAAATTCTTGACACCTATGTCCTCTTTGGCGCACCACCTCGCTACCCAACTCTCGGGCACGGTCACTAGTTCTAGTTCTTCATTTACATTGTCCTCAACGAAGTACTGCTCGCCATTAACTGGCCCTCGTGCAATACCTCTCTTGATGTAATAGCTCTGCCAAAAATCAGGATCTGACATGAATTTGTCATAGATGTACCTGCAGTCTTTTGGATAATACTTAAAGAAGCCTCCGTTAATTTTGTACCTCTTCTTTTCAGTGTCCCTCCACCAACCAGGTATTGAAACAAACTGTCCTTTCTTAATTGGATACTCGAACAGTTCTTTGTAGTCGTTTACAAGTAGCACATCAATGTCCATGACCACTATCGGTTCGTCAATATCAAGGCTCATTCCTTGCATCTTGTTCCATTGCAACAATACGTCCTGTCTTATAGGCTCACGTATCCATACAAAATCGTACTCAGGTAACTTCTCTTCTAAGTATTTTTCATACTCAGGTCCATACCTGTCACCGATACGCACTGCCATTATCTTCATTGCCATCTTATTATCTCGTCCAGTGTTGGTTTTTTGATCCAACTCTTATATTGCATTTTGCTTTCGTCCCTATATCCTATACCCAATAAGAATGCTGGATTTCCTTTTTGCATTATGTCTGTGTGTATTGCTTCGTTATAAAAATAACACTTACAATATGACACGTCCAATCCTTGTTCCATAGCCAACATTGTAACAACCATTGCATTCATGCCAGACTGTTGATTGAATTCGTCCCTGCTGACTTTTGTAGTGCTACGAAATACCTTGTTCGCCCTTCCACTTTTATAATACTTGTCGTCTTTTTGAGATTCACGCATTTTTATCTCAGCCGGATAATAGGCTAAAAGATACGGTGCAGTAACTTGTTCGTTGAAATGCCATTTCTCATTCTTGACATACTGTTTACTGTCATCACCATTATGGTAGTCTATCCAATCATTGTAGGATTGTCTTAATTTTTTCCAGTCTTCATCCGTGAGATTATCTTGTCTATAATATTTCAAGTGCTCATTGCACACAGTTGACAGTGCTAATGTTTTTTTCTGCTCTGCATGTTCTGGTCCGTAAACATCTAGATTGTAATGCCAAAAATTATTCTTGTGCGGTGTCAGTTGCTGTGCTTTTTCTAATATATCCTTTACAACTTTCTTGTCAGGTATCCTATCACTGAAGAAAGATATGTTAGTTCTCTTTTTCAATAAGTCTTCTATCATATCTTTGTCCCTATAACCATGAAACGCTTGTACTTTATAAAGTCTTTTTCATAAAACTTTATGTTTCTTAATTTTCCTACGTATTGATTGGCAAAATGTTCCATTGTGTCCACACAATTGATGTGTTGGGCAACTTCTCTGTAGTTGTTGCTCTGTAAAACAACTAATGTGTCCTTCTCTAATTTACTTATAGTGTCATAAATTGTGTCTTGATCTAAGTGTTCACATGATGTGCATATGACAATTGGATAATTTAAGTTTTTTACATCTTTGATGTCTTGCTCTATGTATTTCACGTAAGAAAGTTTACCCTTCTTCAAGTTTTCCGTGTGTTGCTGATGCCATATGGTCTTTGCCACCGCCTTTGCTTGTGGATCATAATCAATGCAGTCAACATTGTTGATTTTTTTCAAGGTGAAATTATCAAGCAATCTATAGGCAAGTAAACCATACCAGCTCGCCAACACACAGATATCAATCTTCTTATCTAAAGTCTTGTATCTATAGTGGTATGGGTATTTGTTTAATTCTTCCACAAGCCAGTCTTTACTTTCAAACTGATTTTTGCTTAGGCTGTCAAGGGCGTCCATGATTCTGTCAGGACATTTATCCAACAGTCTCTTGAATGTGCGTAATGTGTCTCTGTCAAACATATTTTTGGTTGTGTAGCACTATTGTATTATGCTTTACACCCTCCTGCCAACTGGAAATTTGATCTCCCATGAAGTAATTGTACTTGACATCTTCATTGTAGATGTATCTATCTATGCCAGAATACAATCTCACGTAAAGATCTCTGTGTTTCATGAATTTTTCAAACACATGCCGTTGGTCACTCCAACGCATAACTGAACTGTTTACTAGCGTGTTCTGGGTAACCCTAAATTTTAATGGTGTTTTTAGTGACTCTTGTTTCCATGCACTGCTGTTCACAAGCGTGAGTCCTTCAAAGTCATTTGCAAGGAAATCGATGTTGTCATTGATTGCTATGTCTAGGTCAAAGAAAAGGCAATTGCCTGTGTTTTGTAGCAATGATAATTTATGAAACACTCCCTGAAGTTCAGGATGTGTAACTGGCATGTCATGTTCTTTCTCTGGTTTGTCGGTGAGGCAAGTGAATGAATGCTCCAGTGTTAGGTGCTTGGCTACAGATTCCTTTAACTTATTGTCAAAGTCCCTGGTATATTTTGTCCCAACATTAACACAATAGACATTAATCATCAAAGTTGTTGTAGCCAACTAACAATTCTAGAGGAGTTTTCGCAGATCTTAATCGTGCTTTTTTCTTTTTGTCGTTAGAGCCTTTAATTTTTTCAGTTTCAAATATAGATACCTTGATAGTGAAAAGCATTTCCTTGCAGTTTGGATCCTTGGGGTCAAAGTCCAAAATATTTTTGACAAAATCCTCAACAGATACACGCTGTTTTAGATCTGTTTTTGATTTTATACCCGCATCAACAATGTCACTTAACTGTTGTGCGTATCTCCTGTTCCGCATCATGGTTGCTTCTGCAATTTTATCAGTGCTGTATTCCGCTATCAGGTCTTTGAAGTCTTCGTTGTTGTAATCAACAGGCAGATAATGGTTGATGGCCTTGGTGCCTTGTTCGTAAATTACTTCTACAGCATCATTTTCTGAATTTGCAAAATAAGCCTCAATAATTTTTCCACTGAATATTGCCATATCTATATCCTTTTATTGTTTTATTGTAACAGAATACCAAAGGTAAGTCAATTATGATTTCTGTATTTTGAAGGTGTAGGTGTTTGCTGTAGTTGGTGTACCATCTGGAAATTCCTGTGCTCTGTAGTCGTTGGCATCAACAAATCTAGTCTGATAATTACCACTGCCGCCTGTCAATCTTGTGTTTACGATTGCACTGCCCCTAGCATTTCCTAAACTGCCGTCTATATTGTAGGATATCTGATACCCAGCAGACGAAGTTACTGCATGATGTTTGATGTACTCTTGTAGTAATGCACCAATTTCTGCGGTTGAATACTGTTTCAAGTTGTTTGACCCATCAATGAATATTGGAGGATTGTAAGTCCCCACTTCTCCATCAATCGAATGTAGGTAATAATTTGTTATTGTAGTAGGTTGATCCTGAGTTTCCTCAATCGAATCGGCCGAATATGCAGAAGTGTCTGCCCTTGTGTCTGTGAACACAGGCGTGGATGAAACAAGTGTAGATCCGTCCACAGAATCGGACGTTGCTATGTGATAAGTGCCTGCTTGTGACGACGTAGTCGTGCCAAGAACCAAATTGTTAATTGTTGGAAGCACGAAAGTGTCAATGAAATCCTGCTCGGTCATTGCCTGAACCTGTGTGCCATTCCAATATATAGGAAATGTTTTACCTGTGTCAGATGTTGAGATCGATGTTGATGCTGTGTTTTGTGTGATCCTGTTGTAAGTCACTGTAACTTCGCTTGGCTCTGCTGTGGTTGCCTCACTTGGAAAACCGCCTGATGACGTTGACGCCGCACCTGCCTGTAATCGTGTGTCATCGATCGACCCACCTGGTAAGTTTCCTCCAGAACCCGATACCGTCAGCGTTCTAGAAGGAGATAACGAATAATAGTATGCGGCTACGCGATAGATGTTGTCCAAATCAGATGTTTTCATCTGTTGTAGTTGGGATCCATTGTAAACTAAAGGTACTCTGACAGTCATATCTTATCTATTATAATGTTTATTAAGGTATATTTCAACCATTAAACTACGCTCCTGCGCCGTTTATGGTCTTCAACACCGTTCCCGTACTGCTCAATATTTGCAATGATGTTGGCGTTGCCATCATTGCCGCTGTCACTGTGCCCGAGTCACCTGTTGTGACCACGGTACCTGTTACATTAGGAATGGTAATTGTTCTATCCGCTGTTGGGTCAGCCACTGTTAATGTTGTTTCGAATCCATCATCTGTCGCACCTTCGAATATGATGGTGCCACTAGTAGTCAATGTTATTCCAGATGACGTCACTGCACCTGTAATTGGACCAGTAAATGCTGTTGCGTTAATGGTTCCAGAAACATCAAGTTTTGTTGTTGGTGATGTAACACCGATACCAACTCTCGCTTCCGATCCATCTATGGTCATCACAGTAGATGTCACACCGCCATCATTTACTTTGAAAGTGATATCTGTGTTTTGAACTGTGTTAGCCACATTAATACCTGTACCATCTACAGTGATTGATAAGTCATTGTCAGCACCTATAGTCATACCCGAGTCAGTAACGATACCCAATGTGCCTGTAGTTGTGTCGTTAGCGTCTGACCTTAGGAAATTAGCCGCCGCAATTCCTCCGAGTGCATCTGCGTCTGTGGCTGTGCCGTGTAATTTGATACCTGTTGGTGACGTTGTAAACGTAATTCCTTTTTTAATTGTAGCGAAACCTGTGATTGTTGTCTGTGGTGTGAACTCTGTGTCAGAAATAATGGCAATTAAAGTACCATCACTGTACCATTTGGTTACATTCTGGCTGGCAGTAGTTGAATCTGTAACTGCCTCGAAAACGAATCCGTTAAGTGAACCTGTTGTACTTGGTGGTCCTACTAATACACTTTGTGATCCATCATAGTAATAAAGTTGTCCAACATCTGAATCTATCCAAAGGTCACCTTGTTGTATTCCACTAGGTTGTGTAGACACATATGGAACGTTACCGCCTGCAGGAACAAACAAGTTTCCTGTGTATACTTTTAACCTGTCAACGCTGTTGTCATACCAAAGTTGTCCTTGTATTGGCTTTGATGGCGCTGAGCTATTTGCAAAATTTTCTAAAAGGTGTAAAAAGTTTTCTGCGATAAGTTCTCCGTATCCAGCATAACCCTTTCCTATGAAACTTAGATCTGTTTGTGTGTTGACCACACCATCTTGCACTATGTATTGATTTGGCGAAGCCGAATTATTTGTTTTGTTTACTGTATACGCCATTTATTAATATCCTGTGTTACCACCTGATGTAGTTCCACTTACTGTGTTAGATGTTGACAGTGCCGTTGAACTTGTTTCAGTAAATGTTGTCAAACTCTGTATTCTCAAAGTGTAATCAATCTGGATCAATCTGTTTAAAGATTTCTGTACTGGATGGAATATCACGTGTGTCAATAATTTATTCGTTGCGCCGTTCTCAGACCCTTCCCATGATTTTAAACCAAGTTCATCAAAAACGAAGTCACCATTGAAGTTTGTTGTGTTGTCAAACGAATCCTGACCAGTTGGTTCTCCATAATCTAGTGTGCAAGTGCAAACTATATCTGTGAATTTATTTCCAGTGATGTGTCTCACTTCCATTTTGTTTCTGCTTGTGTCTTTGTTGGTTGCAGAATTATCATCAATTACTTTGTAATATGTTTGGTTGTAAAGCGTAGAATTAGTACCAGTTGAGTTTGGCGTCAGGTAAGTGATAATACCTGTTGGGTCAACACTCGTGCCTCCGTTACCGAATGCCATTTCATGTATAAAACCTGTGCTTTTGTTTGCTAAAGAATTAGCCATGGCCTGAGACATGTTCTCGTAATGTATAGCATTCCTTTTGTCTACTATTACTTCACCTGTTTCAGGATCGAAAATCTTGATGTGCCCAGTCATCATCACGCCTGTGTGATCATGTGGCTTCTTGTTCTCTTCTTTTGATTCTGTTGGTTTGTTGTCCTGTGTCATCTAGTGTATTTATTCAGGTGAATTTGTTGGTTCATCAGCAATGAATCGCGCCTGTTGTGTGGTAGAACCTTGTAGTCCTCTACCATCAGCAGGATTACCATCGGCCGCAGTGTACCATACCTGTCCTCTCTTGTGTAATATTTTTACCTGTGCGGCATATGCCGGAGCAGAAGTGAATGTAACAACATTGGTGCTTCCATCCACAGAATAGTTGATAGTTGATCCATCCTCGCTAGTAAGCAACAATCGTTGGCCACCAATGAATATGTCTAACTCACTAGCAGAGGCTGGTGTTTGTGATAGTGTGAAAGCAACAGTGCTACCGTCACCAGTAAAGGTGTTGGTGTACACAGTGTCCACATAAGGGATGGTTTGAGTACCAGACGCATCTACCACATCAGTGCCTGATCCATGCTCCTTAATTCCTGTTCCAAGTGTTCCACGTTTGATTTGTCCCAACGTGTTACCTGATTTTGTAAAGTATTCAATTCTCTCTTTGCCCACAAACACGACACCAGGTATGATGTTAGAAACTGTTGATCCATCAAGTCCTATCACAGTCTGCGGCGTCGCCAACACTGAACCATCGGCAACAGTGATTTCTGTGTCATCTGTTTGCAGTGTCTGAGTGAGAGTGGTTGTGTGTGTCTTAGAAATACGTTTGTAGAAAGTCCTATTCAACATGTCTTTGAAAATTCTGAAACCAGTAGAGCCAGTCGCCGTCTGTAATGCAAAGTACATGACATCTAACCTGTCCGAAGCAGTTATCGTCTTGCCTGATATTGTTAGGACATTGCCTGACATTGTGTAGTCATACCCTTGCGTCAATTGTTCACCATTGAACCAAACATACATGTAAGACGCATTCATAGGTGTGAAAGCCAATTCATGCACACCACTAGGTCTGCCCTCAAGCACTTCTCTCCTAACTTTCATACCAAGTGCGTTGTTGAAAGTTGTCACCCTCATTGACCCTGCTGAGAATCCATCTGCAGTCAATTGAGTTGTGTCTAAAACTAACACTGGTGAACTTGCTACTTCGTCAATATGATAATGTTTGTCAACTAGTGTTGTTATTGCAACGATGTCTCCAGGGTTTGCAGGTGCGTTGGTGCTTACCGTTTGTGACCCTAGGTCCACAGTGTAGTTTCCTCCAGGCAGAGCACCCTCTGTTAGTTTTCTTCCGTTGTAGTGTACTTCTATCTGATTGCTGTTCGTGATCACCTTGGCAGGGTCTACCGTTGAACCATCGCTCAGCGTTGAAGCAACACCAAAAGTGAACGTGCTTCCGTCACCCCTGTAATAAGTTGTGTCTGGACCTCTCAACACTTTGCCTTCCAATTCAACCACTGTCAGTGCGTGTAGTGGTGTCACTGATCCTGGTGGATATGTCAATGCATAGTTTGTAGTTGATCCATCGTATGTCATGTCCACTGCTCTTATCGCCGCATGACTTCTAGATGTACCCACTTTCTGGAATCCTGCTATCTGTATAAAGTCTCCTGCACCAGGTGCCTCTACAAAAGTAATTGTGAGACTGTTAGAGAAACTACTTCCAGATGAAACAGTTTGTGTGAATGCAGTTGTTGGTAATCCGTTCTTAGTAACATATATTTCTGAAGCCGTGGAGTCTATATTGAAATCTTCTCTGACAGACGTTGTGAATTCCACAGTTGATCCGTCACCAGTGTATTGGTCTAATACCCTGTAGTTTGTACCTGATATTGCAAAAGTTTTTGTTGCAATCACACTTCCCACCGCTGGTGCTGACGTGAACGTTATTGTTTTTGCCCCCACGTCTACAGTGTAGTCAGCCGCACTTGAACCATCTAAAGATACTTCTTTGACTACTCCATCAACAGACACTGTTACAGAAGCAAGGGTGCCTGGATGATCTCCGATAGAGAACGTTGTTGATCCATCGCCAACGTAAGTGTTTTCAGTAATTAACGGTACCCCCGATTCAGGTGAAGTGTAAACTTTGATGTCAACTGTGTCAAATATCTGTCCAGGTACGACTTCTTCAGGAGCATAACTTGTTGTTGATGATAAGAACTCATCACCGTCCACGTTTATGTCACTAGGTGCAGATCCCAGAGCCGATCCGTACAATCCGTCTTTGGTGAACAATCCACCTTTTATGATAGTGTCTAGTGTTCTATCATCTGTTGGTGTCAACACGCCGTCGTCGTCTGCAGGGATGAATTCAACCAATGCATTTTCAACAGGAGTGCTTGAAAGAGTGAATGTGGTTGTGCTTCCATCACCTGTGAATGTGTCTGACAATTTAACTCTTGTGCTGTCCGTAGTTGTTGTATAAACATGATACACAGTTCCCGACGTTGGAGCCGTAGTAAATGTATAGGAGTTAGTAGACCCGTCTGCAAGGAAAGGTACTGTCCTCGATAGTCCATAATTGTCCCATGGATAGTCATACCAAGCGGCGTTATCCCAACCTTGACTCTGATTGAACAACAATCCTGTGACCATTGTGCCACCATAGTCAACACCTGACATCAGTTGTGACAGTTCATTTCCTGGCATGCCATCTGTTGGCGTATAGAAACCTTTTATCCTGTCTGCCGCGTTTAGTCCTGTCTCGTCACCGTAGTATTTGTACACACTGCCAATGTTGTCATCAAAATCAGTTGTGGACGTGAATCTATTTGTTGCTTTGTAAAGTTCATTGTTGTATCTAATTAAAGTTTTATATTCGTATGTCGTGTTACTTGCCCAGTCAACAACATCAGATGTACTTGCAATCCTATCAAATTTGATTGTTGTATCAAAATCTCTCACTAGATCATTTCCAAGATTCGCATATGCTAATGCAGGATCTGATGGAGCAGATCCATCATCCATACCACCTGTCAGTGTTACAGTAGGTGTTGTTGTGTAGCCAAAGCCAATACCAGTCACCGTGATTGCAGTGACTACACCGCCTGTCACTGTAGCGGTTGCTGTTGCAGTGGTTGAATCATCACCAGTGATAGTGACTGTAGGTGCTGTCTCGTATCCAGAACCTCCGTGATACACTGTAATACTTTGCACGTGTTTTCTATGATAGTCATACCATAATTGCCAAGGATACTGCGTCAGTTTCGTCTGTTCAGACGATGGGACTATGGATCTTACTTTACCAACTGTGTCATCATAGAAAGGTGGATTATCAAAATCAGTTATTACTCCATCGTGTTGCTCAGGTGCACTGTATCCTAACTTGTATTCCCTTAATTTTGTGTGGAAAGGTTTAACTTCATTTATGTAGTCTTCAATCCAACTGTCAGTTCCTATCGTGTAAGTTTTTCTTTGATCTAACTCCCTAACCCTGTTTACTGCTTTTACAAAACTTGTTTTGAACATCCAATCAACATAAGTCTGTTCTTCTAATACTTTCCGTAGTCCAATGAAGAATATGTTATTGTACTCAACATTCAAAGTGTTTACAAACAAGTCGTCTCTCAACGCAGTCAATATGTTTCTAGTTTCTGAAACAGGTTCCTGGTCGAAAGTGTTGTCATCAAAATTGTCATCGCCGTCATATCCTGTTGCATCTTGTGAATAATCATAAAGTTTAGTGCTTAATTTTATTGTGCCGTTCTCTGTTCCCACGTTTGTCCACCCTGTGGCTGTTTTCATAAACAGTTTCCAACCACCTGTGTCTGCAGAAGTTACTTTAACGTGTTTTCCTATTGCTAGATCTAAAGTGTCAAGTTCATATTCAAACGTAACCTGTTTATCTATTGGAGTGTTTTCGTCATGCACCATTTCATGGACGTCAGGATCTGTGCCGTACCAATCGGTGTATTCCCAATAGTTGGAAGTATTATATGTTTGGATTTTTGTTCTTGACCATTCCGTGCCAGCCCACTGATATATTGCCCAGTAGTTGTTCGCGGTTTCGTCCGCCTTCACTAGGTAGTTGACTGTGCCGGATATGTCCGCAGTATTGATGTAAGTTAATTCTGCATATGTGTCAACTGATGCGTCCCACTCACCGCTCTGTGCTGTAGGAAATGGTTCCTTGGCATCTAAATTGTCTAGTCTTATTTGTCCAACCAACTGATTCTTTTTCAAGACTGTGTTCGAATAATCTATAATTTCTTTAAGTGCCGCAAATCTATCTAGATACCAGCTCTGCCTAGGTCTAGTTTTGTTACCATACCTCTCGTTGACAGGAAGGTTTAGATCCGGCACAGTGTCGCCAGTAGTGTTCTTGCCACACAACGAGTCCCACCAACGAGACTCAATCTGCGTGCCTGGTCTGTAATCTGGATCACCTTCACGCACCAACTTCCAGACAGAATGGGCATCTCCATCAAATGATGTTGTACGTGTATCTACGTTCAACACTATGTGACTGTTTACTAAATCATTGGTTCCAAATATAATAAATTTGTTCGTGTCTGTCACTGCGTAATACTTCAATCCAGATTTTTGCGGGTCGCTGATAAGGTTTGCCACGAATGCTGTCGTGTTCTTTCTATTAACCACAGTGTTTGTAGGAACAGAGGCTCTGTTTTTTACCCAGAAGTAATAATAGTTTACAAATGTATCTGTGCTTGAGCTGTATCTAGATTTGATTGTATAGTTCGTAGATGCTTCTCCTGATACATTGTTAGATATCCCTACTTGTGTACCGGCTGAGTCATTCCATTCCGTAGGTGTAAGCACTGACTCTGTCCATTCATAAACATCTATGCTTGATCCAGGAAAAGTTTTGCCCCAATTGTTATGCTTGTATTGTTGTGTATCTTGCTCATACCATAACCATTTGACCGTTGAAAGATCCCACCATACTTCTCCGAGATGATCTTCTGCCCATGGTGTTTTTGTGTTGGCGTTTTCGCCTGTGTTGTACACTGCTGGATCCCATGGCGACTTGATGTTGATCTCTCTGTCTGCAAGGCCTAATATTCTTCCTTTGACAGGATCATATAAATCATAGAAACTTCTGATCTGTTTTGACCTACTGTCAAAGTCAAACACCTGTCCTAACTTATCTGTGTCAACAAGTGATGTCTCAGTGGATATATTTTTCCATGCGTACACGTCATTCTCAGTGAGATCATAACAGTATACTGAACCATCATTTGTAAGACTAGCGTTACCTTCGTCTTTGGGTGCACCAACAAAAACGTTGTTGTCTGTGATGCACACGCCTTGTCCGTAATCGTCATCAGTTGATACATTAAGTGACACTAATCTGTCATCTAAAACAAATTTGGTGTTGTACATTGTTGCTGTGTACACAGCACCGGATTGTAAATTTAAATCAACTACTGTAGTGTCTTGGAGATCAAAGGTTGTTTCACCAGAATCAAATTGCATTTCTCTACGGTTGGCAGTTCCCTCGGCGCCTATGATTAATCTGGTACCGGTATGATTAACTGACAAAGAAGAACCAAACTTCGCACCTGTTTCTATGTCTGGCTCATTGATAGTCTGATCTAGTGTGTAGGTGTTAGTCGAACCATCTCTGTTCCACTTGTAAACGTAAACAGCACCCGAGTCAGCGGCTATTGTGCCATCAACACCTGGTGCACCAACAAAAAGTTTAGTTCCATCCTTGCTCATTGCAAGTGACTCACCAAATTGGGTGTTTATTGACGACCCGTCTGATGCCACACCTGTCAACGTCTGGACTAATGAAAATGAATTTTGTGAGCTTCCGTCACTGCTCTGTGATGTCTTAACAAATATCTCAACCTTACCTGCATTTCCTGGAGCAAGTGAACTCACCGCAAGTATGTCACCGTTGTCATTTGCTTCTATCCTGTGACCAAATCTCTGTCCCGAACCGCCGTCTGGAGCCTCTATGGTGTAGTCCTGCGTCCAAGTGTCATAAGTTGAACCGTCAGCACCAATTCCCCAAGTATACATGTATACTCTTCCTGTGTCACTGCTGTGTCCCGGTGCGGAAACAAACATGTATTTGTCTGGCGTTGACCTTGTGGAACTTGCGCCTGGCTCAGTAATTTTATGTGCCCAGCCAAAGTTCAAATTTTCATTAGCAGTAGATCCATCAGTAGGTGCTGTAATTGTGCTCATTATTCCGTACTTGAACGTGCTTGGATCCCAAACATAAACTTTAATCAATCCTGAATCTATTTGTCTTGTACTGCCATCGTCATCTAAAGCGTTTGTGTAAGGAGCACCTGCAACAACAAAATTTTCATCCGTGCTGATCGACAGTGATTCCCCAAGCCTACTGGTGTTGTCATCATTCTCTGTCATCGTAGCAGTTGACTGCACAGAATACTCGGTTCCAGCAGTGCTGTCTGACCTAAACAAGAAATGTACCTCACCTTGTCCCTTGCCTGGAGCAGAAATCACAGCAGACCTTCCGTCATTACGTGCCACTATCCGGTGTCCAAAATCTTGATCAGATGTTGTTGAATTCGGAGAAAGTGTCCTAAATTCTGTGTATGGATCTTGTTTCTCATAAACACGCCATAGTCCTGAACTGTCTGAATCTGCGAAAACTTTGTCCCCTTCCAGTTTAACTTGTAGATCCTCGTCTTTGTCATTGTACACATGGTAGTCAACAAGGTCATTTACGTTATCCATCGATGACAATCTAACTGAAACAAATTTGTAAATGTTTCCATAGGAATCCGCAGTCGAACCATCTGCAAGAGTTGGTATGAAATCAGTAGTATCTGCGTAGTCTATTATGACACTCTTGTGAGTTGGCGTGGCCTGTACTTTGTACACACCATTAAGATTCACTGCTTCGCTGTTTGATATTGCAAAGAAATCTGCTTCAGTTGTTGTAGATCCTGATGTTAAGTTATGTGATCCCGTGAATGTGATCTCAAGTTGCGTAGCATCATTTACGAGAAACAGGCTGGCTATCTTAACACCGGAATTAGTTAGCCTGTACACGTCCCAATCTTGATTACTTTTGTTTGCTATCCATATCAGGTCATTGCCCGATACCTGGTTCATGTCTAAATTCAATAGATCGTCTATAGTGAATGCCGTGTGTTGCACTTGTCCCAACTGTGGGTAACCTGCAGTCTTAAACACCTGGGTTATATCACTGTCAACTCCTTCTTTAGTGTAGTCTTTCAGTGAGAACGTGGTGCTGGCAGTGTACTCCACTGGTTTGTAGTACAAGTCGTCTTTGTACACGCCAAGAGATTTTGTGTAAGTTTTTGTTTCTGTCTGATCATCTAACAGTTCTATGCTTTGAGAATTAATGTTTACGTCTGAGTCATTCAATGTAATCTGAATGTTTTCTGTGGCATCTGTGTTTCCAAAACTTCCAGTACGTATCATCCACTCTGGATATATGCTTAGGTCTATGTCAGAATTCTCATACTTGGCTTTAAGTAATTTGTCTATTGCCGCCTGTGTGCCTTTCTCTCGAATATAACCTTGATAAAACTTGTATTGCGACACATCATTTACAAATAAGTTTTCGAGATAGTCTCTGTTCTGATATCCAATAAGTCTCTGTGCAAGTTGCTGTTGTGACTCATCAAAGTTGTTTGTTTCCAATTCATAGAAATCATTAAATTGTGCAATCTTGTATTCGAAATTTGGTATCAATTGTGGCGCTGGCTTTTCATTCTTGAGAGTCCAATTAGCACTGTCAAACTTGGCACTTGAGTTGTGATTTACTTTTGCCACATAGAATTTGCCTTGATACTCAATGCTGTCGCCTATCCTATAATCCGTATTAGCAGTCCAGTATGTCACCTGGGCGGCGTCGAACACAAATCCAGGTGCATAGTAATCACCATTCCATCCGCCTGTCTTCCAACCAACTAGTTTCAATCTCTGCTGTCTGAATCCAGTAAACGGATCATATATTATGTCAGAGAATACAGTTGAATTGTCAAATATTATAATGTGTTCTTTTTGCACAGTGTTAAGTGCTATGTTGTAAAGACCAACATCATCTGTTTTCAATCCAAGTTCAAAAGTTTTACCAATTCTTTTCGTTGATATCTCGTTTACATCAATCTTCCTTCCGCCTGCATCCAGCAACGAGTAATCTCCAGCAAGGTTCCTCAGTTTACCCACTGTGCTGTTATTAGTGTCAAGTTCAAATCCATCAGCGGCTGGTGAAACTGTTATCGCGGCTCCTGGTGCCCACGGCTGTGTAGTCCAGAATAAGAATTCTCTAACAGCGTTTGCCCAGTTCACAGTTTCTTTAATCTCTTTTGAAAATTTATTGAACTTGAACCCTTGCTCTTCCAAGTAGTGTCCATACCCATATAAGAAATCAGCAACATCCTGTATTGTTGTAAACACATATCCGTATGGTATAGTCTGCACTGTGTTCTGGAAATTTTTATATTGTTCAATTGTTACAGATTCTGCAACCTTGACCTTGTTTGACTTGCTTGTCTTCCTAGGATAATAAAATTTAAAATAAGGTTTGGCTGTCGAGTAACCTAGCACCCTGTAACCACCAAGAAGCGTTGAACCATCTGCACCTGCCTCGGTGTTCTTTTCTATAAGCACTCCAGAATACTGAAAACTTTGAACTGGGTTTGATGTTCTAAACAGTATTTTGTAGTTTTCATCTGGTATGAATTTTGATCCTGAAGTAGATCCAGGAGAGACCGAATCTGTTAAAATTTTAATATTTTCTTTGTCAGTGAATCCTCCAAGTTTGTACGCCAATTGCACATCGAGGTCTTTCATCTTGTCGTAGTAGAACGCTACAGGATCTAGATTTTTTGAAATTATATAGTTGACAGCGTAAACTTGATAACCTGCTGTGCTATATCTAGTTGTTACTCCTGTCGTGGTGTTTGTTGACGTTTCAAGATGGTATTTTGCTGTGGCCAATCTTGTCCTGATACCTGTGTCTGAATCGATTTGGTTCCCGGCAACGTTCGTGCTCAATCTTGATAGGTCAAAGAAATTCGCAAAGAATTTAGCCGGTTTTGTTAAGGCCAAGGTCTTAATCACAGTAAATGGATACGCACTAGATCTCCTCCAAGATGTTTCCGCGGGTGCCTGATCCCCGAACTTCCAATGAAGTCTTCTTCCCGGGATATCGTAGTTGTCAATTAATCCTGCCGCGATAGGATCTAACAGGTTACCAGACGCATCAACTGGTAGGTAACTTCTAATGCTTGGTTTTGCATATCTTCCTGTGGCTGTTGCTATGTCGTTCCATAAAACGTCATTACCTGCCGTGTATGGTGCAACACCATAAGTGTCATCCCATGTGCTTGGTTTTTCAGAATGTCCCAACATCTCCCATGGTCTTGTGTGCGGGCTGTCAGTGTCATAGAATTTTTTGTATATGCCTCTCCAGTATCCAGGAAGTTTTTCGCCTGTTAACCGGTCTGTGCTTTTGGCATAATTGTATGTGAAGGGAGATCCTTCACTAAAAGTTGTGTTGTTAATGTATTGCACATTGTTCCTACCGGCCCAAGTATAGAAATCTGCTCCCAAAACATCATCAAACTCAGTGATAGAATATTCTGTAGACTTGAATGCACTTGGTACAACATCCGATATGTCTAACAGACTTGCATCATATGAGGTCTTGATGTTATTGTAGATCCGCTTTTCAAGTTCGAGGATTAGATTATCTCTCTCGTCACCGTATGCCTTTATGATCGAACCGTCATGCTTTCTTATGACCGTAGTTGTTGTTATGTAAGTGTCGTCACTGAATGTTTCCGGTTTGAATTTTGGATACATTCCAAGTTTTGTAGGCGAAGGAGGCATGTAACTGCCAATTGTGTTCTCGTAATCTTTAATCTTGATTATGTCGCCCGCCGTCAGTGTGGCAGATATGCTAACGCTGTCGTCAGTGGAACTGAACGTGTAATCGGTGCCATGTACCAACTGCACGTCGTTCAAATAGACATAGACTGCCCTGTTGCTCAACGTTGATAGATTGTGCTGAGAATCCAAAGCATATTCTGTTTCAGAAGAACCTTGTACCGTGTAAGTCCTTGTGGAGACGTTCTCCCCCCAACCTATCATGTCCTCGTAGTAGAAAGGGAAGCCAGAATTCCTGCCAGGTGTGATGGCTGAAATAATTTCATCAACCCTGTCAGCGGCCACTCCCTCGTAGGCAGTGCCAGTAGCGTGGGTCAAGAATGCGTTATACCATTTTTCATACTCTTGGTTCACGTAATCTATAGATGCAATCACATTAGACTCTTGATCTATCAATCCAAAAATGCTTTGAGCTAATGGCGCCTCGTGCTGATGTATAGTTCCTCCCTGCAACATCGCATCGGGCTTGTCCCTTAAATTTGTGTTGCCTGGTATGGCGCCTGTCAGTTCAGAATTTTTATCAAGGATGTCTGTGGTGTGCCTTAGTATCTGTCCATAAGTGAAAGTACCAACAGTTTCATTCAAGGCGTTGGTTGAAAGGTTTTCTGGAATCTCATAAATGCCTTTTCCTTCTACCTTGACAGCACTGCTGTATCCTGCAATCCGGACCTGATCATTCACTTTTAATGCTGTAACGAACTTGACATACTTGTTTGTTGTTCCGTTCACCAAAGTGTAATCTGTCGTCAAAGCCTTTCTCACACCATTCACTAAAACTGATACTTCAAGATCTGTCAGTGCCGCAGAATTCTCAAAGAAATCAATAGGGAACAAACTTTTCTCTGTATCGTCTACAATGATTGTCCTTACAACACGCTGTTTGCTTTCGTTGGTCCTTTTGATCCAAGCACTCTTGGAGTTGTGAGTCGTCCTACCTGTAGTATAGTGTAAGTGTCCTTCTGCTAAATTTTTTGTTAAAACCTTGCTGTCCTCTTTATAAGTGAATGTACCTGAAGTGTGATCTGATTCAAACACCATGTCTCCAACATTATTGATTGTGTTGTATTTGACCTTTATTCCAAGCACAGTGTCTTCCGTTGCAGTGTCAGACGTCGCAAATGCGAAAACCTTAGCACCAGCGAATGTTGAATTTGGATATGCAGTGCCGTCATCAAACGACGTATGATTGTTGTCATACATGTTGAACAACGGTTGCTGATTTAATTCCGTTTTCTGTTGCGTGGTTTTCCATCTAGTTGTTGCCGAGTCGTAGTAGAAAGACTTGCCTTTGTTGTCTGTCCCTTGTTTTATGAAAATTGTTTCCCTATCATCTGCTGTGCCGTTAAGTTCTTCATTGAGTTGTAGTGACAAGACTGTGGAATCGCCTGCGTCTACAAAATTAGCCACGTAAATTTTATTCCTTACTTCTGGATCATTATCTTCTGAGAACACCACCCGCATTCCATCAGTGACTGAAACACCGTCTATAATGTAACCAAACTTACCAGACACGTTAGAGAATGCGTCTTTTTGTGTTGTATCGAAGAGGTCAACAGGCGTCTTCGCTGTCGTACCTGAATTGTACAATGAAAGTCCTGCATCAAATTCTATTATGGGTCTTTTGGCCCTATCGGTCTCATCCAACACTGTTGCAGTACCATTGACTGTCGCCGTCTTCTCTATCACAGATCTATGGAACCATCTGTTGTACCTTGACCATGCATTTTGATCAAGTGAAGATCTTTTTATTGTGATGTAGTCCTTGTCTTTTGGTGTGCCGTCATCAGCATACGACTCAGGCGTTAACAGCACTGACGTGTCCGTCAAAGTGATAGAATCGCCTACACCCTCTACGTAATATTCTTTGTTTTGGTACGCTGTTGGTACTTTACTGTTTGTAAACTTGATCTTCATACCGTTTGAAAAATCAAGTGTTCTCAATTTGTAATTTTTTGCACCAATAATGTCATCTTCCACGTTGATCTGTGTTCCAGACTCAACTGTCTGTATGTGCAGTATACCATACATGTTATCATGGTTGCCACACTGATAATACAAAGTGTCAGGTGCATCATTGGGTACAACAAATGTTACTGTGCCTTTCTCAGCACCCGCGTTGGTCACGCCCGATGAGTAAAATAAATTTGTTGAACCGTCCTTGTAGGGTTCGGTCATGATGTAGAATGGATGACCCTCCGCATCTACTGTGAACTTATACGTGTTGCCTCTGTACAAAATAAGTTCTGGATTTCTTTTGTCCTCTAGGTGTGAGAACTCCCAGGCCCTGCCCGAACTTCCGTCATCTACTAGTTTTGATACCTTGTACTCGACTTCTGCACCTGTGCCCACAGAATCTATCTCTATCGCATCTGGACCATTAGAAAGCCAGTAGTACTCTCTGTAGTTCACCAACTTGTCTAGGTCTATTGCAGGGTTCCAACTGTACACAGTTTCCTTGTTTAATCTATCATGGTTGTTGACCTTACCACCGAGATACTTGATCTGGTTGATGTAGTCATCATACGTACCTGTGAACTTGACTTGGTCTTCTGGGTTGACTGAAGTTGTGTCCTTGTCTGTGTAAGTCACTGCTGGTTCTAGTTGGTACGCGAACCTGTCTCTGCTTGTTGCTGTAAGGTATCTGTCAGTGACTGTTCTTGTGTATGCGTCCTGCCTGCCTACAAAACCATCCAGTCTTTCTAGTGCACCTTTTTGCACCAGTGGATCCATTGTACTGGCAAGGAATCTCTGGTTGGCGTCAGTCCTGTAAAAAGCGGGAAGGTGTTGCACAGTACGTCTGTACTCGTTCGTGCCCTGCTTTACAACTTCGTTGTTGGTTAATGCGTTTGTAGGATTATCTGCCATTAGTATCCTGATCCACTACTGCCGGTGCTTGAACCGGAACCTGATGTAGTAGAGCCTGATACCGCTGAACCTGTTGTGGTGTTAGTCGTGGCAGTTGATGTTGATGTGACCACAGTGCCTGATGCTTCCAATTGGTTGGCTCCAAGTGCTGTGATTATAGACACATCATCAACGGTGGCCCCACTGATGAAAATCTCGTCCGCCGCTGAGTTTATCTGGAACAGAGACCCAAAAGTCTGTCCTGACTCGTTTGGCACAATCACAACTGTAAGTAGGTCTGGTGCTAGTTCATTGTGAATGTAAGCGGCTAATTCTGTAAAATAAAAAGTATCTCCAAAGTCCCAATTGTCTAAAGCAAAAAATTCATTTATTGCCGAAATAACTCTCGTCTTAATGACGGCATCTGAAATGTTTGTTTTAGGATTTTTGACAACCTTGAAAGTTGCTTGTAGTTGCTCATCTGCATTCGTGCCAAACAACACTTTATATTTCACTGGATGGTATATGATCTGATCTGAAAGTGATTTTAAAGGATTCAACGTGCCTGAATAGTTTATCCGCAGTTGATCCGATGTAGACACTGTAGGTTTAACACCACTTTCTTGTAACCATATTCTAAATAAATTGTCATACGTTCTCTCCAATAGGTACACATCCACTATGTTTGAAACACTTGGATCAATCCTTGTTTCTTGTCCAGCATGATGTTTGTATTGGAAATCGATAGAACTTCTACCTCGTCTTGCATAGTAGTCAGTTGTGGTTGTCAACGTGTTTGTAGTAGAATTGTATTTTTTCACAACGTCCTCAGCACTGTCATAGAAGTAAAATAATTGATTGTTGTCATAACTTGTTGTGTTTAGATTTATGTCTGTCTCTTTCTCTGAAACTACAAAGTTTGTTGCCGCATACGGTCTGTATCTTTCTATGTTGTCATATGAAAGATACTTTTCAAAGAATACAAATTTAGTTGATACAGATGTGTCTGGTTCAACAAATATATCAAACAGTTCAGGATTATCCACCACACCGTCGTCATCGTTATCCAAGAATCCAACTTTAATTTTTCTGTTGTCCTGGAAGCCGTCTGCTTCAGTGACCGTGTCAGTAACTTCCCAAGTAATAGGATAACCTATACTGTTCCCTGTAGACACTATGCTGTTTGTCTTCAATATCTTGACTGTGTCTTTAACTGCCTTTCCAGTCTTGTAGTCATAAATTTTTTCTTCTGCATCGTAATGAAATTTATTTTGTGCTTCTGACTCAAAAATGTATTCCATTTTTCTGTAAGTGACAGTGTACGTGTTGCCGTCATTTGAAAACTTGAACCACCAACTAGCATCTAAATTAGCACCTGTTGTATCACCTTGGTTGGTAAGACTGAACACGGAACTTGTACTGAGGTTAGAACTTGTGATAACTCTCCATTCTTCCGACTCAATGTCATATCTTAATCCAAAGTCCTCATAATTTTCAACCCTGTCTAGGATGTTTCCTTCTAGTGTTGTTGAGAATGACGTCGTAAAATTAGGTATAACAGACTCTAGTTTTGCACCATTTGGAACTATGTCACTCAAAGTTATTGGACCAAGTCCAGAGGAAAGATTTCCTACTCCGCCGTTTGAACCATCGCCAACAACAGCAGAAATCTTTGCCCATTTCCTATCTTCGGCATTTTCTGTGCCTGCTGTCACAAACTTACCATTTAAAAATTCCCTTGTGTCTGGAGAAGTAAACTTGACAATGGCACCTGCTTTTGCGTATTTCAAATTAGATGTAGCAGAGTCACCTGTTGCAAGAGCTCCGCCAGATGTAAAAAATCCTGTGTTGGTGTTTGTAGTTGTGGTTGTTGAATTCCACGTGGCAGTAAGTGATGTCAGACTTTGTGTGTCATACTTGTCATAGTAAAACTGTCTTGAATAAGCGTTCTTCAACTTATCTTCAACTTTTGTGTCTAGCGTTGACTGTATATCACTCCTGTTATTGAAAGTGAAAGTGAAAGTGGGTTTGGTTTCCTCTTTGTAAAGTATTCCGTCTTCGGCAAATACACTGACGTTAGAATATGCTCCTGTAGGATCTACAACTTCTTTAGCCCTGCTGATACCTGATGCTGTTCTGTTCACAGATCGTACTTTAACAATCTCCTGTGACGCAGATAACGGAACCACCTGATAATCCTCTGCTGTGATCATCCTATTTTGTGAATAGTAAACCTGTCCGGCTTTTTCCTTTATAGAATCATTTGACTCAGTGGCCGCCGCGTTGTAGACGCTCGCCTTCAAACTTACGCTCATGCTCAATGTCTGTTGTCCACCATTGGCATCTGTGTAAGGCACAGTCAACTGTATGCCTTGCATGTCAGAAGATTGTATTGCGTACTTGGCGTTGTCACTTGTTCTGTAGTATGTTCTAAATTGTCCAAGTGGCAAGTTAGAAAAGTTACCATCACCAAACACTAGATCAATCGCGTCATCGTTCCTTGTGATTACGTTGAAAATATTTCTTTCATCTTTTGCCAATGAATTGTAAATTGCGTTGTTGCCAGACAGAGAAGGGACCTTAGTCCAAGACTCTGCCAGTTGTCCAAACTGATCTAACTTGTATAACCATACGTCAGTGTTGTTCACGTTTGGCGTATCAAACTGTTTCACAAAGTTTGTGACCGCTGTCTCCACAGTAAATTCTGATTGCTGTAGTGTTCCCTGTTTGAATAAGAAGAAAAATCCTGTGTTGTTTGAACTGTCGCCTGAACCATCTGATCTGTAAGTGTAATTCAGTCCTGTTCCTGTAACAGGCGCGGCTTCATATATTGAGTCGGAATCTGTGATTGTGCTTGAAACAATTTCAAAAGTTCTTGTAACGCCGCCGATAGATTTGTTAAATGAAAAAATTGGAACGTCTAATTGGTTTGAACTTAGACCGTACACCTCTGTGGTGATCCCACCTATCTTGCCTGATTCTCTAGGCTTTCCAAATAGTTGTCCTGTCTGGTTTGCCGCATTCAATATTGCGATAAACTGTTCCCTGTAATTGGAATTGGCCGAGTCATTCCAAATGATATTTGCGTTAGCAAGATTTGTACCAGTGCTATCATTGACATCTTGAGTAGTTGTAATAGAATCTACCTTTAAGAGACCAGTCGCTGGTTGATTTCTTTTTGCGTTGTAATTTATAAGTCTTGCTAATCTTAATACTGAATTTCTTCTTTCCGCTGTTTCAAGGAAGTTCTCCCTTGCGTTTAGGTCCACCCTGAAAGAAAGAGCCTGTGCGATGTAGGCAATCAAGTCTATGAGTGCAACGTACTCCGAACTCTCGACGAAATCGTTGAAGTCATCTGGATAATTTTCTTGCAAATAGGCCACCATCGTCCTACGAAGCGTTTCAAAGTCATAACTCTTGAAATCTGCCTGTTGGAAAGCCTGGTAGATCTTTCTCCAATCTTCCGCTACTAATAATCTATTCTGTCTATCTGTTGTGGCCATACTGTTTGTAAGGGTATTTATATACTAAATTAAGTGCGTACTTTAAGATAGGCGCAACAACGAATTTTCATCGAAATTGAACCGTAACTTCTCTGTGATATTCAGGGGCACATACTTGATAGTTGCCTGGATTGCTATCCCCCTGTCTGCCTCTGACACAAGGATCTCTTCTGTGGCTATCCGTGGATCTGCGTTAAGATTTGCTGTGACGTCGTCGACTATGGCGTCTTTGAGTGCTTCTGTGAATGGTTCAAATATTGCATCGTATATTATTGTGCCAAACTCTGGATTCTCCACCCTTTCGCCTTTACGCACACTCAACCTGTTGATGAGATCTTGCTTGGCGACTTCGAAGTCATAAAGTTTGAAGTTCTTTTTGTCCGCTCGTGAACTGAAACCCTTGAAGGTTACTGAACCGTTACCCGGTGCGCCTGATCCTCCTCCACTTCCGTATGCCATTAGTTTAATCTCCTAAATTCAACATCTACTTTACTGTAATCAACAGCGTAATATCCATAGTCGGTCATGTGTCTTGCCCATGGGACTTCCTGTGCCATGACACCAATATACCTTCCTGGTATTTGATAGTATTTAAACGAATAAATGTTTATTCCCGATGGTGATTTTCCAACCAATCTTATGTCCTCTTTGAGTCTCCTATCGCTGAACTTGAATCCACCGAAAAAGTTTTTGACTGCGCCACCTATATTTCCTAGGTTGACTTTCAAGTTGGTGCCCACATTCTGCAGGAACGTCTGTCCTCCCAACTGTGCGTCCATGGCATTATAAAGTCCTGCCTTGCTGGCTAGGTTTTTCACACTGTCGATTCCCACTATCTTACCTCCAACCACGCTTGAATAGTTCTTAGTGATGCTGTTTAGGTTGGCTATGGTTCCCACCACGTTGCCAGACGACAGGTTACCTTTAAGACCTTCCACTGCGTGTAGTGACCTGTTGGCAATGTCCAGTTGGCTTGTAGCCGTGGATATTGAGTTGCCCACGTTGTCCTTCAATGCGAACAGTTTGCCTGCTTCGTTCACAAACACGTTGTCCTTGAACAGTTCCGTGCTCTTGCCTGAAAATTTTTCAACAACTTGCGATGTTAGAGTGCTGGTGAGATTTTTGATGTCAGAATTGAATTCTATGCCTTTGACCTTTTCTGAAATGCTGTCTTTTATGTCGAAAGGTAAGTTCACCTTTTTCGTTATGCCATATATGTCATTGTACTTGATTCCAAAATCAGTCAATAACTTCTTGGCCTTGATCACATTGGTGCTGTCACCTATTTTCTTTTGTACATATTTCAGTGCGTCTGCTTGGTACTGTGCGTCTCTGATCGCACTGTTGGCGTCCAACCTGTTCTGGTGCCTTAAAAATTCTGGAGTGCCAGGTGTGTTTGCGGCCTTGCTCCATTGTTTCTTGTCGTCCGCGTCCACGGGTATCACAGCATCACTATCTATCACAGTGGCACGGAACATGGGTTCGTGCGTTACTAATCTGTGTACCGTGGTCTTGGTCTTCCTTGTGAATTCCTGTAATGGTTTGAGTCCTTTCTGTGCAAGTTCGACATCACCCTCCTCTCGGATATCGAGTCCAACTTTTTTCGCGTCCAACCAATGTGGACCCCATCTGGCTATTCCCTGCTCGCCATCATCACCCACGCCCTGCATGGGCAGGTTTAGATCTATCCTGGCTCCTTGTAGGTGAAACTGTCCCAAGGCACCGTGTAGTTGTGCACCTGGTGTGTATGAACTAATCGAGTTAAGAGCGTAATTCTGTATTCCACCTGCGGGAGAACTTTGTAGTACACCTTTTTCTCCCACTGTCAATATGGCGTCCGCACTCTGTATCATCTCCCTGGCAGAACTCATCCTGATCTGTCCGTTGGCGTGCATGTTTATATTGGAGTCTGAGTGGAGATTGAAGTCTCCTTCTGTTCTAAGATTTAAACCACCAACTCCAGAATAAACATCGATCCGACCGTTCGCCTGCATTTCTATATAGGCGTTTCCAGATCCATTCGCTATGTACACCACACCTTGTGTGTCATGCATTAACAATTGATGTCCTGATGCTGTACGTAATCTTGTCAGTTGGTTTAGGCCATTTACATCTCCGTCGTCCATCACAAACGTGTGACCAATCTTCCTGGTCACGAAATCCTGCTTCTTAGAATCTTTTGTGCCCACGTTCTGTTTCGTGGTACTGGTGTCTTTTGGTCCTGGTGTGCTTATGCCAAAAACTTGACTGGGAGTTTCTCTCCTAGCAGAACTGCTTGTAGTACCCCTGACTTCGTCTGCGGATAAGCCTTGTTTCAAAAGCACCTCCGCCAATGGGTGTATTGGTTTATTAAATGAACCATAGTTCAATGCAGGATTTGAAGCCGGGTTCTGCCTGTTGACTTCACCAGATGGCACATTTTTAGTTCCGTAAGTGGATTGTTTGTCCTCCTGGAAACCAGCATCTGCACCTGTAAACGTGCCGTCAAGGCTGTCATGTGTCTTTTCGCTTGATGCGATACCTGGTACCATGTGATTAGTGACAGGTTCCTGCACACAACCTATCCAGAACGCCTGATCCATTTTGCCTTCAGCAAATATTACAAGTACCCTGGTGCCTATGTCAGGTGGCACCGCCCAGAAACCATAACTGTGTTGGCTGTCCTTGTAGTCGGTTGATCCAGGTATAGAATATTTCACGTCCTTAGCACCATAGAATGGTGAAAGGTACTCACACGTGATGAGATTGCCACCTATGGGATCCGCTGTTTTGCTGAGAGCAGGAATGTTTACCTGCAGTCTCCCCATCCTCAGAGGATCCACGTTGCCCTTCACCACACCGATGTACGGACCTGGCTGAGTGTCTGACCAGGACTTGTCTGTGCCTGGTGGCTTGGAGGTTGATGCGTGTCCTTTTAAATAATCATGCAAAGCCATTATGCCATCCCGTCATTTTCTCTAATTTTCCAAATGTTTTCTATCTCACGTGATAACTGCATTGGATTTTTCACATTAGTTATTACACCGTCTTTCTTGACTATTTTTTCATTGCTTGTCTTTGTTACTGGTAGATCCTGGTTGTTAAACCTTACCAGTGTGAGTGTCTGTGTGAACTGTCCATTGGTAAAACTGTGCTCAACCTGTGGTACCGTGTAGAGGCCAGTGAACACTGCTTTCTGCTCTGAGGACAATTCATATACTCCTGTGGTGTCATTGAAGTCTTGCGGTGTCTTGAAAGTCAAGTTTATCACAGGCTCCGCCACATCATAGTTGAAACATTTGAGATTGGGGTTCCAGATGTTGTCCTTCTCACCACCCCTGAAAAAATCTATGTTGTTGTCTGTGCTACTACCGTTGGAGTTTTCAGGTGTTGCGGGAATGAATTGACTCTGTCCCAACCATGCTGGATCTCCCAGTATCTGCATCCGTATCACGACCATGTCTGCTGTTGGATTTGTGATTGCGTCAAAGAACTGATCTAATCTGTTGTCTCCCTTGGCTGTCCTGTTCGTTTTCGTTGACTGTGCTACAGATACACCACTTTGTAGCGGTAGTAGAGCGTCCGCAAAAGGATGCCTGTTCGACGGTGTGCCTGTGTCTTCTGACACAGCATCCTTGGTGTTTGAAAATGACCTGGCCTCAGTGGCCTCGAGATCTTTCAGACGTGACTGGAAGTATGCCACCTTGTAATTGATTGCTAGGTCTTGTATGTCAAGGTTGTCGCCTGTGAAAATGTAATTGTATGCCTTGGCCACATAACTCTGATAATTCTTGTCTTGGTGTATGCCAGCGGTAGCCAATCTGTAGGCACTGATGTAGTAAGGTTCCACCACGATCCTTATTATCTTGGCGTTTGTTTGCCGTATCTCGTCAAAATTTTCTGTTGGTTCCACACTTGTCCTGATCCTGAAATATTTGAAATACGTTGACAATCCATCGTTGGGATCAAACTTATCTGTACCACCCTTGGTCACGGCAGTCTGCCATTCATCAAAACTCTTGGCTCCATACTTGGGGTGGGTTTTCATCAGGTTTTCCAATATAAGCAATATGTTGTCTGATGATGAGAATTTTATGAATTCCATTGTGAACTCTTCCTCACCTACTTCCTGTTGCACCACCCTTTTTTCTACCATTCCCGCTTGTGACATTTGTTCGTACGAAAGTGCGTACTGCGGATCTAGTTCCTTGCTTATTGATATGTCATACACGTCAGGATACTGATTGAACTTTGCGACCTTCTCCTGCTCGTTCTGGTCATTCAAAATCCTTTGTAAATCTTGCACAGCATCTGCAAACGTCTTGGTTATAGATTTGAGAGTTCCACTGGTCCTGGGATACATGAAGTTGTTGACCAACCCGAACTCATTGTAAGGCACTGCCTTGATGCTGTAGTATGAACCACCTTGGTTGACGTCTATGTCCATTGTTATCAATTTAACGGGAATAACCCTCTTAACATATTCATTTTTTTCTTTCACTGCTTGGCCGTTCTCGTCAAAACCTTTGAACTCAACAGTGAGCAGGTATGGTGCGTCCAAGTGATCCAAGAATCCGTTATTGGCCGCCGCCGCTTTTACTTTCTCTATCAGAGTGATACCAGCAGGTTCCACCAATTCCATCATGATGTTGGTCACACTGGCCAAACGTCTACTGGCGTTGTATCCTGGCACTGAAGTCATCTCTACATTTCTAAAGTACAGATCATTGCTTTTTTGAAATTCAGTTGAAGCACGACCTAACGAATCTCTTATTGCTTTGTTGTTTTGAATTAATTTTTTTGATTCTTCTGTGAATTGATTTTCTTGCTCAAATGGTGGTTTATCATTCCTGTTAGCATCAGGACCAATACCACCACTCCTTGCTATTATGTCATGAGGTGCACTTTTAAAGAACAGTTTGGGATTCCTTATCTCCCTACTGCTCAGTGCTGACAAAGTGAATATGGTGTTGTATGATGCAAATTGGTGAAGTACGTTTGGGTCTGGATTCAGGGGAAGTTCTTTTGTGCTTTCCTTCCTGGCGTACTGGGCTCCCTCATAGACGCTAGATCCTTTTTTCTTTGCCATGGATTAGACCCCCAGGTCTCTGAGCAGGTTTTCTTTTTTAGGCAACTGAACAGTAACTCCTGGTTTGAAATCGTAAATTGGATCTTCTATCTGATCCGGATTACGCTGAGCGAACACCCACCATAACCTAGGTGACCCATATAGGTCATATGCCAAAAGGTCTGGCCTGTAGGCATAAGTTCTCTCTATAGTGTATTCTTGGTCATCATCCTCTGCTGTGATGGTCCTAGGATTGAGGATGTCTAAGAAATCTCCCAACTCTTCTGTTTCAAAATATGGTGATGTGTTAGAGTACTTTGCCATTAAATGAATCCTACCTCGTTGCCTTTGCCGTTAAGTTCTCCTCTCACGAATTTCTTCATTGAAAAATCACGCACACTTTTCCTGCTGTAGATCGGTGTCAACAACACAGAAATGTTTGAAAGTGTTGGTGCCCATGTCTGTGATTCTCCTCTTGCAACAGCCGCCGCAAGTGTTGGATCTACCCGTCCCTCTCCGTAGCCTGTCTGGGTCTGTTTTGTTGATATGTAGTCAATGCCCGGCCTCAATTCAATGTTGAATGTGTTGATAACAACAGGCACCCTGTTGAACATGTGATCACCAAAACCAAAGAAGTGCAGTATAGGTGGAGGATTGCCTTTGAGACCATCTATGCCTGCTTCAGCACCAAAGAACATCTTTGTTGCGGTCCTTAGGAAATTTACTGTAGCAACCCATTGCTTGGCGTCTTCTGAATTCTGTACCGGAAACTCTCCAATAACGTTAAAAGAATCAACCTGTGAATTTTGATAAGCCTGATGTGGGTAGTTGCTGTGTACCTGCTCCATGGCATTGTAATTGGCGGAATGCTGTATAACCACTGCTGGTGTCAAAGGCCAGAATATACCATTACTGTCTTTCAATGGTTCCATCAGCGGATTGTTGTCAAAGTCAAAGAACTTTGTAAGTTCGCCATCCGGCACTACAAGCCTCACACGCCAATCTGTCTTGTCGTTCCTTCCAGACCATTTGGCCCTCGCTTGGGTGATCCTGCTGTCCGTGGAAATACCAGCACCTGTGAGTCTACCTAGAGTCCTGTTGAATATGCCCGATCCAACCTTCTTAACTATTTTTCCTATCTCGCCGAATGCCATTTATGTGGTTGCTTTCCTTTGTAAAATTTCGTATACTTTAACTATATTTATAGGCATTATTTTAGGCGCACTTAATTCACCATACGGCACGATTCAACAGACCTGTTTGTGGTCA